CAAATGAATTGTTAGAATCTTTGAAAAACTAAGTATGAGCAGTATTAGTAAGATATGGAAAAATGAAACTGCGTTTATTTTGGGTGGTGGTACATCCATATTGAAACAATTTGCAATACCGACAACCGTAGTTGAGGGTGTGCGGAATAAATCATTAGCCATGTCTTCTTATTCCGATTACATGAAAGTCTTGCATGATCGTAATGTAATCGGAATTAATGCAGCTTATTTGATTGGTGATTGGATTGACATCGTTTTCTTTCATGACGAAGAGTTTTGGCAAGCAAACAAAACAGAACTTGAGAAACACCCGGGACAGCTTGTGACATGCAATTCCAGATTTATGAATCGCCCTCACCCAAAAGTGTTGTATATACCAAAAGACCGTAGTAAATTATATGGCATCCATGATAACCCAAACTTTGTTGCTTGGAATCACAACAGCGGTGCTGCTGCTATCAGTCTTGCATCACATCTCGGAGCGAAAAAAATAATTCTTCTTGGATTTGATATGAACGCAAGTTCGGGTGTTTCTCATTTTCATTCTCAGTACAATCAAAAACGATTACCCCCGTTTGAAAAGCATTTGTTTGGATTTCCACAAATTGCTGAAGATGCAAAGAGATTAGGAATTGAAATAATTAATTGTAGTATTGAAAGTTCAATTGATGTTTTTGAAAAAAGAAACTTGGAGGAAGTAATTAATGACTGATAAAATTGGCATAGTGATCCCGACCTGCAGCCCGGAAAGAAAACCGTTATTGGATTTTGTTCTTTCAAGGATTAAGAAACAAACCATGCCAGTCAGTCATGTGGCAGTGGTCGATTTCAAAAAAGAATCGGCTGCTCCTGATTTGACAAAGCGATATAAAATTGGTATTCAGGAATGTGTTGAAAAAGGATGTAATTTTATTTTGTTTTTTGAAGATGATGACTATTATCCCCTCACATATGTTCAATCAATGTATGATGCATGGATATCAAATAATAAACCGCAAGTGATTGGATGCTCTGAAACTATTTACTATCATATATTCAACAAAGGATATATGACAATAAATACAAACAAACATGCATCTGCTCACGGAACAGCGGTTTCAAAAGATGTTGACTTATCTCAATGTCGTGACACTAATGTTTATTTTGACATCGAGTTATGGAAGACCAATAAATCAAAGAAACTTGTTTTCTTCAAAGATCATTGCATTTCAATAAAACACAATATCGGCTTATGCGGAGGCGGTGGACATTGTTCGTCCAAATACCCAAAACAAGATGATGGTTTTTATTCATATCTGAATACCATTGTTGATAATGAAGCATTCAATTTTTATGTGAATTTTGTAAATGAGTATAACGAGTACTGCAATATGGAAAGAAAAAACAATCCGCTTTGTGCAGAGTATTACGATCCCATTTATCGTACTTCGGCAGAGTATATCAATGCCGATATAAAGAAAAGTATTTACTTTCCGGTTTGGAGCGATGTATTGAATTTTATTGCTCCACATGAGGAAATACTCGAGTTAGGTTGCGGGAATGGATTACTCGCTCGCTACTTAATGGATAATGGTCGTATTTATTGCAACGGTGTTGATTTCTCATCGGTCGCAATTGAAATGGCAAAGAAAAACAATCCGAACAATCAAAATAAGTTTTCAGTAAAAGATGTTCGAAATATAAAAAGAATTCCAAAACATTTTACAGTGCTGTCTCTTGAAACTTTTGAGCACTTAGAAAATGAAATTGAATTGCTCCAGGTAATTGATAAAGGAGCAAAGATTGTTTTTAGTGTTCCAGATTTTTCATGTGAAGCACATCAAAGATATTTCAAAAGTTTTGCTGATATAGTTGCCCGGTATTCTGAATTCATAAGTATTGACCGGATAAACAAAATCAAAATAACAGAAACTAACAACATCTATTTGATAGGAGGGGTGCGGAAATGAAAGTAGTGGCAATAACATTTGTTTATAATGAACTGCAGTATTTACCAGCAGCAATTGCTTATTATAAAAAGCAAGGTTGTGAAGTTTATGTCATTGATAACATGTCGACTGATGGGACATGGGAATGGTTGAAGAAAAACAATATTCCGAGTCATCAGTTTGATACTGATGAAGCATTCCAATTGGATTGGCTGCAGCAAGAAATGTTAAAAACAATTCACGTATTAAAACCAGATTGGTTTCTTTGGTTTAGTCCTGATTTGTATATCACATTTGAAAATACCATTCATGATACGATTGTTGAAGCAGGGAAAAACGGATTCAATCAGATAACTTCTACATGTTATTGTTTTAAAAACACCGGGGAAATAAGAAATGAAAGTTTGTATGATGAAATTGTGATATCAGATATGTTTCACATATTTCATTTTGCAGTAATGGCAAATACAATTCTCATTTCTAAATATGATGAAGGATTGTTGATTGGCGGTGATAGTATATTCATTCCTGATTTCAATGTAATGTCTACCGGAGCCATTGTCGAATATGGTGCATGTAAATCAAACCAGGTACAAGAAACAAAATTAATGCGTAGAGAAAAAGCATGGAAAAAACAGAACCTTCCCAGTAATTACGGTGAGCATTATTTAATCGGAAAGAGCCATGATTGGGTATTTGATAGAAATACTTTAATTGATTGTAGGCAAATTGAAGAAGTGAAAAAAGCAATAACCACAATTCAAAAATGTTTGTATGCATAATAATTCTCCAATATTAATAACCGGATGTCCTCGAAGCGGGACGAGCATGATAGCAGGCATGTTGTCGTTGTCGGGAGTATTTTCCGGAGTGACTGATAAGATGCATGAAAACATCCCTATTCGCGAAGGTTTGGTCAAAAATTATTTACGGCAGGTCGGAATGGGTGAGAATGGACATTATCCACTTATTTCAAAATATCCGTTAGTGTTTCCTGAGTATTGGAATGAAAAAGTAATGACTGAAATAAACAAGCAAGGTCTTTTGGATTCTACGTGGATGTATAAAGATTGTAGAAACGCTTTGTTGTGGCAGTTATGGTATTTATCATTTCCCAATGCAAAGTGGATTGTAGTGCGGCGTAATCGTGAAGACATTATTTACTCATGCCAGCATACTGGATATATGCGAACTTTTGATAACTACGAAGTTTGTCAAAATATTGGAGCAGAGAATCCAACACAGGCCTGGTCATGGATGATTGACGAATACGAAATGCGTTTCAAAAAGATTTTGAAATGTAATAATGCCAGGGAAGTTTGGCCGGAGAAAATTGCAAATGGTGACTTTTCAGAAATAAAAGAAGTATGGAATTGGTTAGGTCTTTCATGGGATGATGAAAAACTAAAAACATACATTCAACCAAAGTTTTATAAACATAATAAGAAGGAGGAAATCAAATGAGAACGACAATAGCAGATGTCAAAGCAATACTTGACAATACCACTTTGACTGATCCGGTAATCACCGCGTTTATAACATCCGCAAATTTGTTTGTTACTAATGCACTTGGATCCTCGACACTTGATGCAACCACTTTAGCAGACATTGAAAGATGGATTGCTGCTCATTTTATTGCATCGACTCTTGAAAGGCAGACAGTATCAGAGGCAGCTGGAAGTGCCAGTGTCAAGTATGCTGGTAATTTCAATGGAATGGGATTGTTGTTGACTGCTTACGGGCAAATGGCATGTGCTCTCGATACTACCGGAACATTGGAAACTTTGGCAAAGCAAAAACAAAAAGCATCTATTTACGTACCTGGTGTAGACGAATAAAAACAAAGTCATGGGAATATTACAATTCATATCAAAAGTTTGTGTGCAGGATGCAGTATATTGGGCTCCTGGAGCGGATAATGGTTTTGGAGAAAAGACTTGGACTTCTTTAGCAATCAAGGTTCGTTGGGATGGCGTTACACAATCTATTACAAACAAATATGGAAAGGAAGTTATTTGCAGCGCAAAAGTGATGGTGCAGTCTGCGTTAAATGTTGAAGGGTATTTGTATTTAGGAACATTGGAATCATTAACAACTGCACAAAAAGCAAATCCGTTGTTAGTGCATACCGCCTACCCAATACAGAAACTGCAAACAACACCGTTATTCAAATCAGCTACAAAATTTGTTTACGAAATCTATTTGTAACATGACAAAGAAAAGCGAAATAAAGAAAATAAAGGGAATAAAAGAAGTGATGACGAATTTAAATAAATTCCTCGAAACTCACAAGCAACAATCACTGAAAGGTTTGATTGAATGTAGTATTTTGATTCGACGTGATATGAGTAAAACTTCTCCTAAAGTTCCGGTTGATACTCGTAATTTGGAACAAAGTTGGTTTACAGTTACTGCTAAACAATCTATTTCCACACCAGCATTTAGTGGACCTGATGCTGGTATAATGACAAGTTACCATTCGTCGGCTCTTTCAGATGCAAAGGCATTAGTCAAACAAACAGACAATCCTACAATGATAATGGGATTTTCTGCTAATTATGCTGCGGCAGTACATGAAATGGAATTGAGTAAAAATGGAAATGAAATTGTGTGGAAAAAAGATGGTTCCGGTCCAAAGTTTTTTGAAATGGCATTGAAACGGAATGAAAAAAATATGTTGCAAATTCTCGCAAAAAATATGGAGATTAAATAATGAAACCAATTTGTGAAGACATAAAAGATATTTTGGTTGCTGCCGGTGGATATACATTTGGTACGAATTTATTCATATCAAAGATGCCGAGTAACAATCTGAATGTGGTTACTCTTTATGATACTTCTGCTGCTAACCCTGATATGTTATTGACAGGTGAATTAACCATTAGTTCATTTGAAGTAATTATTTGTAACGTGGGATATCAGGCAGCATATACGGTAGCAGAGGACCTTAAAACAAAATTGAATGCATTGGCAAATTTTGTACAAGGAGCAACTAATTATGTTATCATTAAATTGGTAAATGGTCCAAATGAAATGCCAACACATCAGTTATCCAATGATGATGGAAAGGTATATTTGTCAATGAACTTTGAAGTCAAAAGGTACTAAACCAAAAGAAACAAAAATAAAAACAACAATTAAAATGAAATGAAAGGAGAAAACAAAAAATGAGTGCAACAGCTGGAAAAGGAACCGTAATGCAGCGTTATAACGGGGCAACCTGGGATAACATTGCAATGATTCGTAACATTGGCGGACCAACCTCAAGCCGTGAAACTATTGATGTCACTACCCTTGCCTCTACAGGTGGGTATCGTGAGTTTATTGGTGGTTTTCGTGATGGTGGGGATGTGTCTTTATCAATGATTTTTGACCCGACGACTTATGCGTTAATGAAAACCGATTTTGAAGATGACGACTTGCAGCAATACAGAATCATTCTGTCTGATACTGCAAATACCACATTAACATTTTCAGGATTCGTAACGGAGTTGCCGCTTGACATTCCGCCGGATGATGTAATTTCATGTGACGTAACAATCAAACTTTCCGGTGCAACTGATTTGAGCAATTTGGATATTGCTGTCAGCGTTGCTGCAATTTCTGATATTGATGTTGCTCTG